CACAAACTTTTAACAGATACTAAACCGGAGGATACAAATGGCAAGTAAAGTAAAGCCCACCGATGTTACAGGTAAGGCTCGTGAGCAACAGCTTGCGGATAACGCAGAAGCTCTCGCAGCACGTGCAAATGAAATGTCAATGGCAACAGCAACAGCTCAAGCAAAACTTGAGACAGAAGTAATTGATGCAACTCAGCCAGATCGTCAAACAATTATTGTGGACGATGCAATTGAAGTAGGGTCATCAGAAACCTCAGTAGAGATTCGTGTAGTTCAAGACATTGAAAATATGACCCTTGGAGCAGGAAACAACTACAACTTTAAAGCTGGTCAGAAGTACAAGGTTACTAAGGAAGTTGCTTATCACCTACGTGACAAGGGCTATTTAGCTAACGTAATCTAATGCAGTAACGCGGCGGGGCGGCGGGCATTAGCCCGCTTCTTCGTTTAGGGCTTAATTTCACCCCGTAATAGATACCATTAGATAAATTATTGTGAACAGGGGTTGTGAGTGGCTAGAGTCTCGCAGATAGTGGATCGGGTTCGCTTAGAACTCGGTGACCTGCCTAAAAAATTCACATATACCGAACCTGGCAATGGCACTAACAAAGTGTTTGATACAAAAATTAAACCTCTTGAGCCAGCCACCCTTGTTGTAGAAGTTAGAGGGCCAGAGGGAACAATCCCAATCCCTTCCCCAGCTGGATACACAGTTGAAAAAGATTTAGGCATTTTTACTTTTTATACCCCACCAGCTTCAACAGCTACCGTGACCATTACCGGTACCTCTTATCGTTACTTTAGTGACTCTGACCTAGAACGATTTGTTGATACAGCGATAGACCAGCACACTCACCAACGTTCTGACAGGTTTGGTCGACGCCTTACAGTTGGAAACCTTGACCCTGTTGAAGAGTATCCAATTGCTATTTTGGCATGTATTGAAGCGCTATGGTGCCTTGCTACAGACTCAGCTTTTGATATTGATATTCAAGCTCCAGACGGAGTTATGATTCCCCGTTCTGAGCGCTACCGACAGCTTACAGGGATAATCCAGCAACGCATGGAACAATACAAGCAGCTTTCATCAGCACTTAATATTGGACTATGGCGTCTTGAGATGGGAACACTTCGTAGAGTTTCTCGTCATACCAATCGACTTGTTCCAATTTACTTGGCAAAAGAGATTGAAGACTCACGCTATCCAGAACGCGTTTACATTGAAAACAATCTTAATGGTCACGTACCAACCCCAACAACGGCTGCTATATATGACCTTGTTATTTATCAAGGAGATCTATTTAAAGTTGAGCTTGATTTTCCAAGCCCAACAACAAACTTGGTATTTACAGCGCAGATTAGAATTTACTCTGGAGCGCCAATCATTGTTGCTAATATGACTGTGACCGTAATTAATAATGCTACTGGCCGTATTCAACTATCTTTACCAAAAGATGTAACTAAGAAACTGCCAAAGCGTGGTGTGTGGGATCTTCAAGCTACTTCAACAGTAGATGAAACTTTCCAAAAAACCTATATAAGAGGTCAAGTATTTGTAACAGAACAGATAACCGTTGACGCAAATGAACAAGGCGGAGAAATGGTAGGGGGCTACTAAAATGGCAGATGAAGTCGTAATTGTAAATCCTGAACCGTTTGTTAATGTTCAGGTAATTGATCAAATTGCTGTACCAGGGCCAACTGGTGCTACTGGTGGAACAGGTCCTCGAGGTGCAACAGGAAGTACTGGTGCTACTGGAGCAACAGGTTCAACTGGTTCTACAGGTGCGACAGGTTCTACCGGCGCAACTGGTGCTGTTGGAAACACTGGCCCACAAGGCGCAACAGGTGCGACAGGTTCGACAGGAGCTACTAGCACTGTTCCTGGCCCTACAGGTTCTACCGGTGCAACCGGACCACAAGGTGTTGGTATAACACTTAAGGGAAGCGTTGCCGCAGTTGTTAATCTTCCTGCAAGTGGAAACGTAACTAACGACGCATACATTGTTGACGCAGATGGAGATATTTATGTTTGGAATGGGTCATCTTGGTATAGCGCTGGACAAATTGTTGGAGCAACAGGTGCTACCGGCGCGACTGGATCAACAGGTCCTACAGGAAGCACAGGAGCTACGGGAGCAACTGGCGCAGCTGGATCTCAAGGAGATGTGGGAGCTACTGGATCAACTGGTGCCACAGGAGCAACAGGTGGTACAGGATTAACTGGAGCTACTGGTTCAACAGGTGCGACGGGAAGTACTGGAGCAACAGGAGCCACTGGTGCTACCGGAGCAACTGGTGCTGACTCAACAGTAGCTGGCCCAACCGGAGCTCCTGGAGGATTAACTTTAACTGTTACTAACTCTGGAGCTTCTGCTTACACAATTAACGGCGCCTCTAATCCAACTTTATATTTTATTCGCGGAAACCGCTATGTTATTAATGTAAACGCTTCTGGTCATCCTTTCTGGATTCAAACAGTTGCAGGAGCCTATAGCTCTGGAAATGTATACAACACTGGTGTTACTAACAACGGTGCTCAAAGCGGAACTATTATTTTTGAAGTACCTTACGATGCGCCTCAACTTTATTATGTATGTCAGTTCCACGCATCAATGGCTGGTTCTATAACAGTATCTAACCTTGGACCAACTGGTGCTACAGGCGGTAATGGAGCAACAGGCGCAACAGGTGCTACCGGTGCAACTGGTGCAAGTGTTACTGGTGCAACTGGCGCAACTGGCGCAACTGGTGCTACAGGTTCAACCGGCGCCGTTGGTTTTATTAAAGGTGAGTACGCAGACTTAGCAACACTACAAGCCGCGCAACCAACTGGTGTAACTGGTGACTCTTATATTTTAACAAACGGTAGTTTGTACAATTGGATTTCTAACGCATGGACATTAGTTGGAAACATTCAAGGAGGTACCGGTCCACAGGGTGCAACCGGTGCGACAGGCGCTACAGGTGCATCTGGAGTAGCTGCAACTGTTGCAGTAGGTAACACTTTAACAACAGGACCGACAGGAACACCTTCTGTTACAAATGTTGGAACATCTTCAGCGGCTATATTTGAATTTACATTAAGACAAGGACCTACGGGACCAACAGGTGATTCTGTAACTGGTGCAACAGGTCCTACTGGAGCAACTGGTGGTGTTGGTCCAACTGGACCAACGGGTGCAACAGGAGGTACCGGAGCAGCTGGTACATCTATTAGTGTTAAAGGAACTGTTGACCTAGTAGCAAACCTTCCGCCAACTGGTAACACCACTGGCGATGCTTATGTTGTTACAAATGATAACCACATTTATATTTGGAACGGCTCTGCTTGGGTTGATGCTGGTCAATTTGTTGGTCCAACCGGAGCAACCGGTCCAACCGGAAGCACGGGTGCTACTGGAGCACCAAGCACCGTAACCGGTCCTACTGGCCCTACCGGTCCTACCGGAGCGACAGGCCCTACATCTACTGAACCTTCAACAGTTCCAGGCCCTACGGGTCCTACAGGACCAACAGGTAACACCGGAAAGTTTACAGCTTCAGTAACTCAACCAACAGGTGCGGTAACTGGAGATGCTTGGTTCAACACAAACAATGCAAAAACTTACGTTTACTTTGGCGGTGCGTTTGTAGAAGTAGCCTCGGGTAATGCTGGACCTACAGGGCCTACAGGACCTGCGGGATTTGTGGCTTTATCTAACTCTTGGTGGTTTGGTTCGTAATTTTCTTTAGTTATAGCAGTTAATCATCTAAGTTTGTAGGTATCTTAGTACCTAGCGCTTAGATCTAAGAAGGGAAGAGTAAATGGCTGGTTTTCTTGGTGGTAGCGGCGGAAGCGGCACCGGCGGAGAAATCCAATTCCCAAAGCAATTCATTGATCCGGTAACCAAGCTCCGCGTTTCGCAACCAGAAACGCTAATTGATACCGACTTTGAATACGGACTTCAGCCTACTAAATGGGAAACCGTTGAGCTTATCAACAACACCCCCTCATTCTTTTCAAAAAGCGGCGATACTACAATTAATGGCATTACTGCCATGGTCACAACTGCAACTTCTCGTGAAATTAAAGTAACTACTCAGGATGACCACCTACTTGCTGTAGGTATCCCAATTAACGTCAGCGGAACTAAATCAATTACAGCTGACGGTTCTTACATTATTAACTCTATTCCAGACCCAAAGACTTTTACTTACCTTGCAAAGCAAGATCAAGATACAACCGCGTCTATCTTTGACCTTTACACATCTATTATTACTGGTGAGTTTTTCCAAGGCTCACAAATTAAAATTTCTGACTCACAAGGTATTATTACTAACGCCGCATCGCCTTCAATTCTTACAGTTCAAACAGACTCACCTCACGGTTTTCAGGTAGGAACGCCATTTTATTTCCTTAACCTTAACTCAACCGTATCTCAGCAGTTTGATGCTTCTAATACTGGAGCTAAGACTTTTGATTCTTCAAACAGCGCAACAGCTCAAACAATTGACGGATCTAATA